AAAAATATCCATTATAATTTAAACGTGATGTAGTATTTGTTGGTGCTACTGTTCCACTATATAAATAACCATCACCTTTTAATGTACCTAAAATATTTACACCACCCGCAGCACCCTGAACTGTTAATACAGCACTACTAATAACTAAATTACCTGTCATTGTATCGCCGATTTTTTTAACATAATTATCTTGTATCAAATCACGTACATCATTAACAGCAGTATCTACATATTGTTTAGGTGTTGCTTCCATATTAGCTACTGGATTTCTACCCAAAATAACTGTAGCTTTATTTGTAGTCCCACTAATAGTACCCATAGTTAAATTACCAACCATAGTGCTACCAATTAATTTAACATATTCATCATTATGTTGACTATCGTGATTTGCTATACAATAATCTACATAACCTTTTGATGCTGCTTCCAATGGGTTAACTGGTGTATTAGTTACTAAATATAAATCACCAGTCATTACATCCCCAGCTTTTTGAACAAATGTGTTTATAGCCCAAGGTGGAATAACTTCTGGATCTTTTCTATTATCTTCATCAACAATATCTTCCCAATCTTCTAATGTAGGTAATGTGCTTAATATTGGTAAGTGATATGTATATAATTTTAAATGTTTATTTTCATCATATTGATAATCATCTATTACTTTAATAAGTGCTATGGGTGTAGGTTTAATTTTTTCATATTCATATTCTACAACAATGTGTATTATTTTTGGTCCTACAGGACATTGAAATAATTGTATAGTTGTTGTTTCTGTAAATTCTATAACCATAAAAGATAAAACACAAATACCTTTAGTTAATCTAGCAATCATTTTTTGATTAGGTACATCTCTTAAAAAAGAAATATCAAAACCTTTAATATATGATTTATGATTACCTAAAATTTTTAAAAGTTTATTATGATTATCAGAAGTAACTGGTGAATATGGATCTATATTTCTTTCTTGTATATCTATCCAATTCGTGGTTAATGTATAAGCCATTCTTTACACACTCCTTAACATAGAAAAACTAAAATTTTATATTGCTTTTTTTGATAATCAATATTAATAATTTTTCCAACTATATATCCAGCATAATCTTTTATTTCATTTATTTTAATAGGTTTAGCAAAACCATTTTTACTACAAATAATAAAATCACATACTTCTGCTAAATATAAAAATTCTTCATCAGCATCCACAAATACGGTTCCTGCCATAGCAATAGGTAATTTAATATTATTTTGTATTTCTTCTTCATTACCATGTAATACAAAACCATAAGTATTAGATACAACACCAATAATTTTATGATTTTTATATTGTGCTAATTCTATATTTCCTTTATTTGCTAATTGAACTATTCTATTATATGGTATTATATTTCCTAATGTTTCAAAACATTCAGCATAGTCATTATATACAGAATTATATATACGTGTAGCATATAAATATCCATCATAATTTAATCGTGTAGTAGCAGAAGGATCTGTAGTTCCGCCATACAACGCTGCTGGTGTTTTAGTATGGCCGGTATAACGTAAAGCAGATGTTTCTGTAGATGTAGCTAATACTGTATATGTAGCTAAAACAGAAGGATTAAATTTATGTGTATGTGTTGTCCCAGATACAGAATTTATAGACGTTCCTGTAATATCACTCGGTGTTCCTAAACTTAATATTAAATTGGCTTTTAAATCACCACCACCAATTAAACCAGGTCCACTTTGTATAATAATATCAGATCTAGCAATAGTATCGTTTATTTGATGTGTATGCGAATCTGCTGTTGTTGTATTTGTACTATTAGCAGATAATGTACTAGGTAAGCCCATATGAATAACAACATCGTTAATTAATTTACCTCCACCAGTTAAGCCATTACCAGCAGTTATATTTAGTGTTTTTATAGTTAATAAAGAATCTTCTACAAATTTTTTATTAGCAGCATGTAATTCTTCAACAGGTGGTGCGTTTAATGTTAGAAAACCAGTCATTATATCTCCACGTTTTCTAACAAATGCTTTTATTGCCCATTCTGGTATAGTATCTTCATCTGTTCTATTATCTTGAAATTTATTAGAATTATATAAATTATTCCAATATAATTCTGAAGGCAAAGAAGCCCAATCTTCTAATTCAAACGAATATAATTTTAAATGTATTTTTGGATTATATGCTTCCATTCTAATAGTTTTTATTACAGCCATATTAGCTGGAATAATTTTATCATAAATATATTCAATAACTACATATATTATTCTAGATGTTATTGGGCATTGAAACAATTCAATAATAGATTCTTCATAAATATCAATAACAACATGTGACATAACACATATACCAGGAGATAGTTTAATATACATAGTATTAGAACCACTATGTCTTGGGAATTCTAAAATATTAAATCCTTTAATATATGCTTTATGGTTCCCTAATATTTTTAAAAGTTTATTATGATTATCAGAATCAATAGGTGAAAAAGGATCTATATGTCTTTCTTGAATACTTCTCCAATCCGTAGTTATATTAATAGACATTTATTAACACCCCCACAGATTAGAATATAAAGAACCATTCTATTAATAATTTTACTAATACACTCTTAGGTATTGTTGGAAAAGTAACATGTGAAAACATTAAAAATGTACTTTCATCCTGATTATGTGTTGGTGCTATAAATAAACCAGCTTCATTAATATATTGATCTACACAATCAGAATTATTAATAGTCATTGTAACTTTTGTAGTTAATGGTGTTTCATATGATATAGCGTCTATTAATTTTTTCTTACCATCTAAAGTATATTTGCTTGTTAGTCTATCCGTAAATACTATAGGCGAAAATAAATCTATATCATTATCTGTTGGCCATATGGGTTGGAATGGACTATCTAATGTAGCACCACCATTACCTAAAGCAAACCATCTAGGAGACCATTGATGTTGTTGAATATTAATATCATATGCTAAACCAAACATTCTCTGCATAAGCCATTGTCTACCTGTTAATACAATATGATTTTGTTTATGTAAAATTAATTCATCATTTTTATAAATTTTAATAACACCTTTACAACAATTAGACGTATCTGTATTTTTTACATTATCATAAAGTGGTAATATGTGTTCCAAAAAAATACACCCCCACAGAAATTATATTAAATAATAGTAATATTGATTTTTTCTCTAATTTTATATTGATGGTCATATTGAACTTCACCTTGTCTTGTATTATCAAATTTAGTATGAATAATACTATCTATTAATTTTTGTGTAATTGTTTGATACATATCATCACCAACCATTACACTATCAAATAAATCATTACCAAAATATAATATAGGTTCTTTTTCAATTAATTTAGCATGATATGGTTTTAAAAAATCCATTAATATTTTCATGTGTGCTGTATAAATATAACCTATTGTAGCATATAATTTCATTGGAAATATATGCTTAGTATATTCATGTAATAATTGTTCAAATGAAGTTAAGAAACTCATATAAAATTTATTAGCTAATAACATACCATCATTTAAATGAAATAAACCTAAATCTAAATCGGATACTTTAATAGTATCATCAAAAAAATCTGGAACTGGTCGTAAATCAAAAACATATTTTTTATGATCGATTTTTATATTATTATAATCATATGTGTTTTGTAACATTTCTTCTAATCTAGCAATATTATCTAAAATCCATTGATAAAATATTGGATTCATTTCTTGTAAAATATCATAATGATTTGGCGTAATGAATCTTTGTTCCATAGGTGATTTATATATTTTATAAAATAATTTTTGAACTGTTTCCATTCTAGACCATTTATCATTATAGCTAGATGCTGGTGCTACTAATTGTTCATATAATTTTAAAGCTATAGGTATATCTAATGTTGGATCTGTAACATCTCTATTCCAACCAACTAAATATTGTCCAGATATAATTTGTATGTCTGGCGGATATATACCATATAATTTATCAAATACCATCCATGCGCCTAAACACAATTCTTCAAAATTAATAAATTCACCATAATCTGCTATTGCTATTGTATTAACATTTTCTCCAGCATATTTTTGTTTAAAATAATATTGTCTAACAATATCTAATGCTATAGCAGTACGCATCATATAGAATCCACTTAAAAAAGTACTAACACTAAAATAAGAAGATTGTAAAGGCAATCTACTCACAATAAAATCCCCCTATGTTAAACGATGATATAAATCATCAGTATAAATATTATTTAATTCATCATCATCTAACCACCATAATGGATCATCTAATTCTTCGACACTTACATGACTTGTAGGTATATCATTATTTTTTACAAATGCTGATTTATATATTGGTTCTGCTATAAACATCCATTTCTTTTTATGTTTAGTTAATAAATATTCATCTATTTTAAAATGTGTATAACCCATATGATTTAATAAAATTTCTATAATATATGGTGTTCCTTTTCTACGTAAATAAAAATACACATTTCTAGCTATTTCTTTTTTGATATCATTATCAAAAGCAATATAAATACTAAATCCATATGAATCTAAAAAGATTTCTACTACTTCATTACTTTGACTTTGTATATCTGTTATTCTACGTCTGCCCTCTATTAATGTATCAAATACAGCATATATTTTTACTAATATTTCAATGAAACTAGTATAATCAACACTACCAGCATAAATATCCTGATATATTATTTGACTAATATGTTTATAAACTTTTTCATAAGATACTTTATATCTAATTTGTATAATAGAATCTTCTATTTGAGAAAAATCGTCTGTCATAACAGCATGTATCATTTGTTTAAATAAATCTATGGGTACAGATAATTCTGTTAATTTTTCATCTAATGATTTTATAGTTAATGTAGATAATTCAAGACTCACTTTAACATCACCACATCTTTCTGCTGTAGCGTAATAAGTTTACTAGATATTATAGAATATTCTACAACAGCTTCAAATAAATTTGTTGCTATTTTTGTTAAAGATACATAACTAGTATCTCCATTATGTAAAAACATTAACCATTCATGTATTAATTTTGACATAATAGTATCATCTGGTGGTCCTGTATATGTTGACATAAATCTATCTGGATTACATAAATAGTCATATAATAATAAACTATAAAATTCTAAATGTTTAATACCAAATAAAATACTAGACCAATTATCTTCTGTTAATGATTTATCAACAATATCTTCATGCGTTTCATCTAGCATATCCTCTATATCAAACAAATATTCTTCTTCACCTTCAAAACCAAAACTATTAAGTTTTTTAACTTGAAAATAAATATTATATTTTATAAATGGTGATATATGTCCAGATAATTTTTTATTTTTATATTCCATATTTTGTTCTGAAGTTATATCAGTTTCTTCTAATACTATATCTGTAGATGTTTTATATTCTGTATAATTAATATAAACATCTAATCTATTATTAATTCTTTCTTTTGGTATTTTATATGTACATAATGGTGTTTTTGATGTATCATATAATTTTGGTAAACACAATAACATAAATATACTTCTGGGATTAATAGGTATATTATAATCATGTGTCATTGTTAAATTACCTACAGGTACTAAAGATTCTAATGTATTTAAAATTGTTTCCAATTCTGGAAAACAATATTTTTCATGTATATGATATGCTAAATTGTGATTATAGCATTGTTTACTATTTAAAAAATGTACTACATCTTTATGTCTACTAATTAATGATATATAATTTATAGCATCTTCTACTTCATATATTTTTTTAGCATATTCTACAAACATATATTCACTATCTACTTGATCCTCAAAACCATCTCTCAACCGTGTTTGTTTAATACTACATTTATAATAAGGACTTTCTAATGGTCCAGAAAATTCTATATTGACAACTTCCCACGTAACATAATCGCCTTGAATATTAAAGAATACAATATCACCTACATTAGGAGCCATATTAATAGCAGAATCTATCGAGAAAGCTGTTATTGTATTTTCTGAATATAAAACACCCTTATCTAAACCATCCATAATAGGTAATACTTGTTGTATTAATATTAAAGGCATTAAATGTATTTTTCGATATCTACGTCCAGAATATTCTCCTGTCTTATGATAGGTTGCTAAATAATGCGGATCATACTGTGTGGTTTCTGGATTTAATTGATAATATGTTGAATATACAATATTATGTGTTTTTGCGTAATAATCATATGTTAATCTTTTATATTCTTCTAAATAATTTGTTAAACGAATTATTGGTTGCATAATTATCAACCTACCCTCTAGGAACAGCAATCAAATCATAAACGCTCATTTCCATCATATCAGAATTAGCTTTAATATTAAATGTTTGTTTATAATCTCTTTCCTCATATGTAAAATCTATAAGAATATTTATTTTATTCCCAGCAATATCACTAATAGGTTCTACATCAACTTTATTTAACTTAATACGGGGTTCCCACGTTTTAATAGCATTTGATATCTCAGAACTTAAATTTTGAATTGTATCTGAATCCATCAAATCCCAAATATATTCTTTTAATCTACAACCAAACTCTGGTTGCCATACTCTACTTTCTGGTCTAGTATTTAAAATTACAAACAATGATTGTACAATTACTTCTATACCTGAAGAAGCATAAAAATCTCCAGTAGACGCTATACGTGGCAAACAACCTATTAACATATTTAATCACCACACATTAACATTAATTTTTCTCGCACATATTTTTCTAAATCTATATCTGTTAAATTTTCTATATTTTTATCATATAAAAAATTTTTAATAATATCCATTAATGTAGTATTTGGTTGATTTTGAAAATAAATTTTTAATAAACTTAATAATGGTTGTTGTTCCATAATATGTTCACCTCAAAAAAAATAATGTGCTCTCCTAAAAATAAGAGAGCACATATATTTAATTTATTTATATTTACTTAATTTAGAAGAAGACGGTTTATTAGACATTTGTTGTTTTTGTGCTACTTTATGTTTTTCAACTTCTTCATTCATTCTTTTTTGTTTTTCTTCTTCATATTTAACACGCCAATCTAATAGATTAGTAAAAGTTATTACAGGCATTTTTTGAATACTATACCAAGTTTCACCTGTAAACAATGTCATGTATAATCCTAAACGTTCTACATGCATACGTTTCCATTTTACTAATCTTTCATCATTATTGTGATTGGCGAAACATCTCACTAATCATGCTAACATTCATTTCTCCTCTATTACCACAATGCGGACATAATGTTGGAATTAATACTTTAGTTCCATATTCTCCAAAATTTTCTGTCCATGCTTTATAAATTGTTTTTCTATCTCTTGCTGGCATACTACGCATTTGAGCATAAATATCAAAAATATTATCAATTACAACAGTAGTATCTTTTTGAGGATCTTTAGAATCCTTAGCAGGTAATTTTAATGCTTTTACAACTAGATAATCATCTGCTTTTCTAATTACTTCCTGGGAAATACCTTTGCTGTTGGCAAAAAGATATTCGTCCCACAATGTAGGCATTCTTAATACAGCAGTAGCTTTACTTACAGGTAAAACAATATCTACATCTTTTTTAAGCATAGGTTCTTTACCATTATATAAATTAATTTCAAGATTCTGAACTAAATTAGATTTTTCTGTAAATGTTTTACTACACGCATTACAAGTAACATTAAAATCTTGTTCTTCACCATATGAAGCTACAATTAATCCAAAAATTAATGTTTCTCTATCAGCCATTGTTATATTCTTCATAAAATTTTCAATATTATCAAATGGTGCTTTTCTTTCATCAATACAATCATAAACAATTTTATTAATAAGCTCTAACATTTTAACAGTAGATAATGCTGAGGATTTTAATGTTTCTTCTTGTTGAACTAATAGAGATTTCATAGAAACATTATGTTTTGTATGTGGCGTGATTACTAACCACTTAGGTAATTCAAATTCATTAATTTTTGGCAGATCCATATTCATTACATTATTCATAATAATAATAACCTCCTAGATTTTTATGATAAAAATTATCATTTAAAATGCTATTGCTGATACTCTTACTTTTTCTGTTGTTAAATTTTCATTAACAATTTTAATATACGCATGTTCTCTCCAATTTAATTGTTCTTTAAAATCTGTCATATTATCAATTAATAATGGTACTGCTGCTGTATCCATGTCAATATATAATAATAACATATTTCCTGTATTCATAACAGTTAAAATATATTTATCATGTTGTCCTGGGCCTGGGTATGGTAATTCTATTAAAATTTCTGATTCCGCATTTATTATATAATCTTCACATAACATTACCATTTTTTTAGGATACGGTTCATGAGATTCTAAAATTAAATCAGGATCTGGATCATAAACATATGATTGAATTGTTTCATTAGGTTTTAAATATTTACCATTAATATATTTATTTTTTGTAGCTCCATTTCTATATGTTGGCATATAAACACCTCCTTCAAACTAATAATATAATAATTATGCTATTATTTGTTCTAGAGAAAAAACATATTTTTAAATAATATCAAACGTCAAGAAAAATTAAGTGTGCCCAATTTGGGCACACTTAATTTAATGTTAAATATTAATCTACAATACGAAGCATTCCAACGCCTTCACGTCTCACGAAGCGAGCAGCGTAACGGCTAAGGAATGACATGGACGGTTTACGTCCAAGAGGCCAAGGAGTGATTGTAAGAGGTCTATAAGGCGCAAATACGAAAACCGCATTATCTGGGTTATCCGGCTGTAGTAATACAGGCATATAACCTTGAGGAATAATTGGACTTGAAAGAATCTTCCAAGCATCATCAAGAGTACCAACGAAAGGAGATTCACCAAATTCCCCACCAGTAATATTACCCTTAAATCTATAGTCGCCTGTAGATTTAAGTAATGATACATCTCTAGGATTACAAAGAATAACATTCGCTGTAGCAATATTAGTATCTGTATAAATCTTAGAAGACAAATCATTAATTTTTAGAACAATCTGGCTGATCCATTCCTTCGGACCCCAAGCGAAGTTTCCTTGAGGTGTCTTTGAGAATGTAAACGGATCTCCAACAAGACCAGTTCCACAAGATGTAGGATTGAATCTACGAGTCTCATTCATAATTTTATGAAGGAGTCTGCGATCTATATCCATAGCAACAGTTTTCCCAAACGTATCAACAAGTTGTGACTGAACGTCCAGGTCGAAATATGCTTTCACATCCTGTTCATACTGCACTGTCCACTCTGCTTGAATTTCATGATCTGAAGCATTTAATCTAACTTTAACATGTTTAAAACTAATTTTAGGAGCGATCATTTCTTCAGCTTGTGTAATACTTCCAACAACAGTAATTCTAACAACTTTATCAGAAGCTTCAGCACTACGAGTACTGGATGCTGAAATTACACCATTGA